TGCAGCAGCGATTGCTTCAGGGGATTGACCAGGAGCGCCGTTCACGGTTATGTTGTTTGTAGTACTTGAACCGCTCTGACCAGGCATTGATTGTGGCATCCTTCCAAACGAAGGAACTGATGTGTCTCCCATGGCTCCAGGACCAGGAACAACATGGAGATGTCTGTTCGCGTTGTTGCCGTGGAACTCAGCAAAGCCACCATTTGCGTGAACAAGTTTTGAGTACGCGCCAAGGTTCTGTCCAGTAAGGTCGTACGCTCTTCCTGTGGCATGGTCTGAACTAGGTGAGCCAAGACCAAATGTTCTAAACGCAGATGTGATTGTTCTTGTGCCTGTGAGTTGACCGTTCATCGATGCGTGCCGACTCATCGTCTGGGCTAGGCGAGATGATGTTGTATCTCCAATCCCCTTACCTCTTGGTGAAGATGTATCGCCAGCCATTAGTTCATCAAATGCTGCCTTCGTAAACCACTCTGGTCTTTCGCCTTGTGGCCCAAATATTGCAGCTCCTTGTTTGACAAAGTTTTCCACTGCGGTTTTGAAATCTGCAGCGGCTAATCCCATGCTTTCAGCGACTGGACCAAGGTCTCCGGTCATTTCGTTAATGATTGGTTCCAGTGACTTTATTTTTGATGGGTCCAAACCTTGTGATTTCAAGTACGCTTCAGTCCCACCCATTCTGCCCGCGACTTCCGTAAAACTTCCACTTTCAATCATCGACAAAAATTGTTGTTGCTTTGCAGGGTCCATGGCATTAATCATTGCTTTTAGGTCAGCATTGCTCGCTGTCATGTCGTTTTCAGCAAGCTTTCCTTGAATTCCAATTATCCCTTGGTCTACGAGTAGTGTTTTTTGCTCAGCTTGCAATCTGCTGAACAATGGAGCAAGCACGCTCTCCATCCCCTCTAAAGCGCCTCCCTTTTGATACTGGGCTCCTCCGACACCAACTGCTTTTTGCATCTCAAAAAATGCTTTAATCGAATCACCCTTGTAAAAAGCAAGCATGTCAGCAGACATGTCTGCTGCATATTGAAGCTTGCTTTCTTCAGATAAACCGCCTGCATCGAACTGGTCTTTTATTGTCCGTGCCTTCATGTCAAGTGCTTCCACTGACTTAAGCGCTTTTATCTCGGTCTCGAACATATTCGTTGGTGCCAAAAGCGCCTCACGGTTTGCTGCTTTCATTTCTGCTGCGCTTCGGACAAGTGCTATTCCAAGCTCTCTTGCAACCTCCATAAAATCTTTTGTTGAGTCGTAAAGGTTCACTCCTAGTTGCTGGGCGAGTACTTCTATTTCAGCACCAGACTTACCGCTCATCTCTGAAAGAAGGTCTGTTCTCTCTTTGTATATGTCGTCCATTTTGGTATATGTGTCGCCAATATTTTTGAGTTTTGTGCCTACTTCCTCTAGCGCTGCTTCTTTGTCCTTTTTCATTGTTTCAAGCTGTTCTTCACTTATCTTCAATCCATAAGCAGCTTGATTGTCGTAGATTTTTTGAATTAGCGCTGTTTGGGCTCTAGCCTTCTTGTCGTCGCCGGTTAACTTGCCAATAGCCCAGTCGCCAATCGATACCGCAGTAGTCACGGATGCGCCAACCACTCCACCAATAACTGCTCCAACAGCAATTCCTGCAGGCCCAAAACCGGACCCAGCGTATCCGCCAATCATTGCGCCAGTTCCAGCTCCAGCAAGTGCGTTTCTTCCGTAGCTTGTTTTATTTGTCTTTCCCATCGCCATAACACTGTCGGCTTCGCTGGCCAATGGTGCAAGTTTGTTCTTTAGAATCCTGCCACCACCACCAAGAGCAGCTTCTTTCCCTTCAAGGCTTCCACCAGCTTCTAGAATCTTTCTGTTTTCAGCAATCTGACTGAATGCGACACTTTGTATGGAGTTGACCAGACCATCAAATGCCCCAGATATAACTCCTCTTGATGCTTCTGCTTGTCTTTTCAGTTTGTTTGAATTTCCGATAATCGCGCCGCCGACCAAACCGATTGCTGCTCCTACGGCAGCTCCCGCTGGACCAGCTACCATCATTCCTATTGCGGCTCCACCGCCAGCTCCGGCAAGTGCGCCGCTACCAGCACCACCAGCTTGAAGCGCTGCGCCGCCAAGACCAACTGCCAGTCCAGCCATCGGATTAAACATTCCAACTGTTCCACCAAGAGCTAGAGCTCCACTCATTTCCTCTGGTGCATATTGGCTCAGCATGCCCATACCCATGCCGACTCCCATTCTGGCAGTCATGCTGTTATTCAATCCTGTTATTCCAGCCTTTTCATTTCCAAAGATTCTTGCGCCTATTTGGGTTTCTGAACGGTTATAGCGCATTCTCATTCGCGCCTGCTCAAGTCTTCCAGGCGTATAGCCAGGTGTTAATGGACCAACAGCTGGACCCATTAAGTTTCTTTGTGTTGCTGTCGCTCCTCCGTAATAAGCAGCATGAGTAGTTGGGAGAGTGCTACCTACTGCTCCAGGTCCAGCGGGAGCTCCACCGGTTCTTCCGCTGGAAAAACCAGGCGCAACTGGACCACCAATACCAGGGCTAGCAATAGTTACATTTGTTGCATTTACATTCATGGTGCTTAAGTTTTTTGGAAGAAATCCACCCTTTGTTTGTGACATTCTTTTTCCACCAACAAACATGGCCATAAGGGGCAGGAGGGAGCCAAACATTCCGGCACCAGAGAATTTTGTCATACCGCCAGCAAGAAGGTCGAACATTTCTTTGACACCTTTTACAACATCATTAATCAATGGCAAAATGTCGAAAAAGGCTTCTTTTAGTTTCATTGAAAAATTAGAAACCGAACGTATAAGCTCTCCGGCTCTTTCTCCAAACTCCAGAACTTCATCTCTGTTCTCTTGCAGAAGGTCATTAAATTGAACAAAGTTTTGTGCGCCAGCTTTTATCGCGCTCCAGATTGGTGAGAAGGCTTCTTCTAAAACCTTTGCACCTTCAAGAAATGGTCGCATCGAGTCAACCATTTGCTTCCAGCCGTGTTTAAAACCATCCCACCAATCCCCGATTCGACCAAAAAACCCCTCAGCTCTTGGTAGCCATTTTTCTACAAGATTAACCATCCAGGTGCTTGTTTTGTCGACAGCGGAAACTAGTCCATCCATCAGGGTCCCAGTACCAAATGCCGAAACAGCTCCCATCATTCTTTTTAAATCACGAGATATTATTCTAAAAATTTTCTGCATTGCAACTTTTGCTGGCTCAAGAAATTGCCCACCGAAATCAGCAAACTGACCACGCACTAAATTGAAAAAGGTTTTTATTTGTCCGATAAGAGTTTGATTGACAGCATCAAACTGGCCAGCAACTCCACCAAGCTTTGCGAGTTCTCCAGACATAATTAGCTGCTTGAGTTGGTCTTTTGTTTTTACATTGGCTTTTTTCAATGCTTCAGACATTTCTGGACCGATTGCTGTTGCTGCGGCCTTTACGTCACCTAGGCTTTTCTTTGAGTCAGAAAGGGCCGCAATCATTACTGCGACTTTTTCTGCTGCCGCACCAGGGTCTTGACCTGCAGCACCAAAGTCCATGAGCGATTTAAACAATCCGGTTGAAGCATTTATTTGTGGTGTTGACATTGTCTTTGACATTGCTGCGTATGCTTTGTTCAGATTTGCAACACCGAGTCCTGCAAGACTCGAATCCATTTGCAGAGCACGCATCGCGGTTTGGGCTTGATTAAGTCCTGAGCCAAGTTCCCCAGCGCCTTTTCCCCTGTAGGCAAACATTGCAGCCTGTTGTTCTCGTATGGCGGCTGCAGCTGTAGCGATTGTTACAGCAGCCGCTGCAGCGCCACCGGCTATAACCTGCATGGCTCCTGCGTAGGCTTTTGCGAGGAACTTACCTGCAATAAATAGACCATGAATACCAATCATTGCGGCACCCATTAAAGCCATTTCGACAATAACGCCCTTTAGGGCCATCGTTACGAATTTGGTTAATACGCCGCCAAAAGCCTTAATCCCTTTGTCGAGGAAGTCAAAATGCCTCCGCAAGTTGTTGGTGCTTTTGGTTAAGCCATTATCCATCTTCTTGAGATAGGTGTTTACGTCACTACGGCCAGAAGAAAATTTGCCTGACTCACGCTTAAGGCGTTTGATTGCCTGCGTTGTTTTTTCAATCGAAGTAGTCCTTGCGTCTACATCAATTTTTATGACGATTTTTTCGTCTGCCATACCTTTACTGCTCCATGTGAGTTTTTAAGTCACGTGAGTGTAAAAGCGGCCGAGCTATGCAGTTTAAGCCTGCTGAGTCTTCGACTTTCGCTCTTGCTCTTCGCGGTCGTTAGATATAACTTTAGCACAGGCAAGCCTAATCATCCAGTCAATGTCGTCTGATTGAAGGATTTTTACGGGGTCTGTCCCGAACAGTTCTCCAAGTCGAGCAGCTGTTTTAATTTCTGCTGAATCGACTAGTTCGTCGAAGACCCCTTCGAGGGGTCCACGGCATCAACCGTATCCGAGTAGCCAGATGCATCAAGAATTGCCAATGCAGCAGCCTCAACGTGTGGGTCCACACCAAAGAAAGCTCTAACGCAGTCTGGAAGTGGACGTGATGTCTCAGTCATCTCAAGGAGAAGTGGTGAAGCAAATGTGATTTCGTTTCCATTTTCGTCAAACACTTCTTCGCCATCAATTTCAATACCGACAGTTGTGTGTCCGATGACCATGCATGCAAATTTTGTTGCATCAAGACCATTTCGCGAATCTTCACCAGATGCTTTGCGCCAGTTGCGCATTTGATTCTGAGTGATGTTCGGACTAATGCGAACATGAACACCAGGACGTTCTGGAACCTCAAGAAGAACCACAGTGCGTTCTACCTTCTTGGTAATAACTTCACGAAGTCGGTCTAATGCAGTATCGCCCTTCGGGGCGGCCTCTGCTTTAGCCTGCTTTGCTTTTGCTGGTGAAACTGGAACTTCTACTTCTGTGCTGTAAAGGCTGTTGTCGCTCATGTAGCAAAAACTACCACACAGACACTGGGGTCCAGTGCAACTACTTTTTAGCTAGTTTTAAAGAAACTAGGCTGTTGGGGATTCAACGTCCTGGATTGCGAATGTCAAAGCAAACGTTGCTGGTGCGCCTGATGATGAGTCGCCATCTGGCTCGGTGATTCCAACAAGAAGAGCCTTGTAGTAGACGCGGTCAGTACCAGGAACTGCAAGGTCGCAGTCAAAAACCTGAACTGTTACGTCGTACTCTGCGCGACCAACGAGTGGGCGGAGACGAGCAATCTTCTCTGCGATTCCAGTTCCAAGCTCTGATGCGACTCTGTCTGAATCGTAGTGAGCTGTCAATGTGATGTCACCAATTTCTGATGGAGCACAAAGAACTGTCGGGCGAAGCTTTCCGCCTTCATAAATCTTTTCAACGGAGGCAGTTATTTCACCACCAGAGACCTGAGCGAACTTAAAGTTTGTCCACTTAGGGTGTGTCTGGTTAATTGGCACAATACTTCCAAGTACTTGCCTTTGCGAAACTTTTGTATTTGGCATGCTTTATTCCTCCGTTAGACGACTGACGCCGTAAGGTTTGACTTGATAATGTCGACTTCGATTTTGTCGCCGACGCTGCTCACACGAAGACCAACTTTTGCCTTCACAGTGCCACCGGCAAGCTGTGAAACTGGGTTGAGCTTTGCATCGCATCGGACGGTGAAACCTGAGTCAATCTTTCTTCCGTTTACATCAAAGGCCTCAAACAAGGCTCCGATGTCGCGAAGCGGGGAAAGAATTGCAATGAGTCGTGACTCGATTGCGCTGAAGATTGTGTTTCTTCCGTCAATCGTGCTGAAGACGAGGTCTTCAAGGCTTCT